TTATTCAGGAACTAGCGTTTAAGAAACTTTCTGTATAGCGTATGTCAAAAGTGTTAGCCATCGGGGATTTGCATGAACCCTTTTGCCTCGATAAATATTTGAGGTTCTGCAAAAACGTGGATCGTAAGTACCGCTGTAATAAAGTTGTTTTTATCGGTGATGTTATTGACAACCATTACAGCTCTTACCACGAAACAGACCCCGATGGCTACTCTGCTGGCGAAGAGCTAGACAGAGCTATACGTAGAATAGGCAAGTGGTACAGAGCATTCCCCGAAGCTTACGTCTGCGTAGGCAACCACGATAGGCTAGTCCATCGTAAGGCTTACACAGCAGGAATATCTAAACGCTGGGTTAGGGAGTACAATGAAGTCCTTGATGCACCTGGATGGAAGTTTGTTGAAAGCATTGAAATAGATGGCGTATTGTACTGCCACGGTGAAGGCAGAAAAGCCATGCAAAGATCCAAGAATGATATGCAGTCAGTAGTACAAGGGCATTATCACTCTGAGTGCTACACCACTTGGCATACAGGTGGGAACTGTAAAGTTTTCGGCATCCAAGTAGGCAATGGAGTAGATAAAAAGTCTTATGCTATGGCTTACGGGAAGCATGGCCCACATCCCTCAATAGGATGTGCAGTTATTGAAGATGGTGGGAGGAAAGAAACATCTATGGTGTGCAATTTTTTAATGAATTTGTAATAAAAAAACATGATAAAAGAAAAGTTTGAAGAGTTTACTAAGGCTTTATTCGCCAAGATGTCCAATGTTCTAAAGGACAAGAACAACGACTACACTGCAATGAGCACTTCTGCTTTCGCTAACTTTGAGCAAGCTAGGGATTACGGAGTAGATCCTCTTATCGGACTGTGCGTTCGCATGGGAGACAAGATAAAGAGAGTGCAGACGTTCTGCAAAACTAAATCCTTAGCCGTGGAAGATGAGCACGTTGAGGATGCCTTCGAGGACATCATCGGGTACTGCACAATAGCTTTAGCAATGATTAAAGAAAAGAAAGAAAACCATATTGATTACCCATGAACGAAGAAACCTGCCCGATATGCCAACAAAGGTACACGATTACCTTTAAGACCCCGTACAAAACCTGCACTATATCTTCTGATGAAGTTGACATGATGCTCCATGAAGTGCTTGATGAGCTTGTTGTTCCTGCTATAGAAGGAGTAGGGTACGTAGTAAAACCAGGACATATCGACGTTTTTTACAGAGAAGAATGATTCAAGAAGAGTTTAAAGAATTAGCACTACAGGTGAAAGAGATGCTCTCATCTGATTCAGGGTACGTAAAAGAAAGCGTAGCACCTATGATCGGTGGCGGTTTTACTGGCGATCTAATGCCAGTGGGCTATCACGTTTTTCCAGCAAGGCAGGTATGCAGGACTGAGCTAGGGAAAACTCTAATGGATGAGGTCACTATGTTTCACCAAAAGGTAATAGACATAGATGATGATAACACTATAATCGTGTACGCTGAGTCATCCCTCCTGCCTAATGAAACCATTCGGATTCTTGAGAGTTGGATGCAGAGATTCCTAGAGGAGACAATGTACGAGCTATGAAGAAACTAACAGTCAGTGAGGTGTCAGAAGCAATTGAGTTGCTGACTGCTGCTCAGACTTTTCAAAGTCAGATAGATGTAATAACGGCCAAGATCACTAGACTGATGGGTGGAGTTAAGGATGACTTGATCCACGAGCTAGTAGACCAAGCTGTTCTCAACAAAGAATCCGTTGAATGGATTGTTGAAGAGGTGCAGAGCTGGGAAAAGTACAGGCAAGAACTAAAGCTTTGATTGAGATAAAAACAACTGAGTCCCAAAGAAATAAGGCTAAAGAGTTAGCTGAAGAAATGGGATCTCTTAAGCACTCTATGCTTAGGGGTTCTGGAAACATTAGAGGGCTTCTAGCAGAGATTGCTTACGCTGATAAGTTCGGGCTACAGATTGCCAGCACGTACAACTACGATCTTCTGACAAAGAAGGGGAAGCGAGTAGACGTAAAGAGCAAGGGTGGATGGCAAGTTCCACAGCCTCACCATTGGGTAGCAGTTGAAAGAAGATTTGAACAAGACTGCGACTTTTACGTATTTGCTAGGGTTAGAAAAGACTTAGAGCTAATCTGGCTACTAGGGTGGATGCCAACTATAGAGTTCAGAAGAACGGCATTACACTTTCCTCCAGGAACACAAGATCCTGACGATCCTTCATTCAGAAATAAGTTAGACAATCTTCAAATGAGAAACAGAGACCTTAGACAATTTGATGAACAAGCTTAAACAGTCCGAGATCAAATCATTCAGGGAGGAACTCCTAATGAGACAAGGAGGACGAGATCCTATTACAGGATTGCAGATCAAAGATGCGGTCTTAGACCACGATCATGTCTCAGGACACGTCAGATGCGTTCTACAGCGTGAAGTCAATTCATTCGAGGGTAAGGTATGGAATGCGTACAAACGCTTTATACGGCCTCTGGGAGCCTCTTATGAGGATGTCCTCATTGCTATCATAGAATACTGGAGTAAAGATTACTCAGTAAATCCTATCCATCCTAAGCACAGAACAGACACAGATAAGGTAGTCAGGGAGTACAGGCGTAGGATCAAGAGAGCTAAACGACCTCAGACAAAAGAGAAGTACAGAGTCCTAATAAGGGAGCTGATTCAAAGTGCTTGACAAGAGTAACTTATTGTGAAACTATAAAAATATGGAACAAGAAATCACTATCTCACTTCAGGATCTTGCACTTGTCGTCAACATTATTGACGTAGCCTCTGAGCGTGGAGCTTTTGAGGGCAAAGATCTTTCAACAGTAGGGCAAGTTCGCGATAACATTCATGCGTTTCTAGTTGCTAACGCAGAACGTTCTCAAGAAAGCTCAGAAATTTCAGAAGACAGCACTCCTTCCGATCCCGAAGAATCCCCACCCGATACAGAGTAACCTACTCTGTTCTCGGCTTCTAGTAGAGCGAGTCGTTACAGCGGCCCATCCGAGCGAAGGGCAGTGGGCTTAAAAACCTGCTGCCCTTTTTTTAATCTTCTTTGAATGCGTCCTGCCAGTCGTAGATAGTTCTACCAATAATAGGTATGTACCTTACTGACTTTGACTCAGGCGATAGTACAGGTGGTGCAAAGTTAAACAGATCTTTAGATACTGCATCTCCAAAGCTAACTAGTGGAGGGGTAACCATACCCATAGCTGCTGTACCTACGCCATCTCTCTTGGCTATCATGCCAGTGTAAGAGTTCAGCCCAAGCAATCTCCAGAAGTTTTCAGTAGTAAGATCAGACATTGCTGGGAGATCTCCCTTACGCAAGAAGGCGTGTATAAATTCAACAGGAGCATTAGCAATCATAAGAGCCATCAGCATCTGAAATAGATTCTGTAGTCCCTCTTGCATCTCATCTTCGTTACCTGAGAATATTTTCTTGAACACGTTACGCCTAGCGTAATCGAGCTGCTTAATAGTATAGCTCTTAAGTGCGTACAGAAATCTTACGTTAGGATTCTTAAGGTACCAGTACGGCATATCGAACTTAGTAATAGGAGCAATGTTCGACAACTTGTAGAACAACAACTCAGCTACAATGTCTGACTTCTTGCCAGCGCGTATATCATCTACTACTTGCTGTGCTCTTTGTGGCCCCATTAGCCCTGAGATCTCGTCAAAGACCTTAGAAGAACTTTCAGATGCCCCGTCACCTAACTGCTTCTTAAAGCGATTGTACGTGCTATTAAGGAACTTAGCCTTCAAGCCTTCATCAAGCTTACGAAAGCCAATAGCATCAAACATAAAGTCTATAGCCTTCTGTAGCTTTCCAGGAATAGTTCCATCTGAGCTGAACTCAAAGCCAGTAGCCTTAGTCGCCAGGTTAATATCGCTTAGATCAAACTGCACATCCTTGTCACCTTGGAATGCTCCCTGTTTATTTTCAAACAAGTTGTAAGCAAAGTCACCAAGCTGAGTAACAGTACTAAGTGGAGAACTTAAGAACGCTAGAGTTGTAAAACTTTTTATACCCCTAGAAAAATCAGCAAAATCTTTCTTACCAAAAGCTACGCCAGCATCTTCGCTGTACTTCCCAGTCTTAACAAAAGCACCTCTAAGAATTCTTAGTATTTCTTTAGTTCCCTGAGCATCTAATCTTTTTTCTGCGACCTCATCTACTAAAGCCTGTATAAGTTTACCACGGGCTAAAGTTTTAGGCAATATTGAAGGATCTTCTTTTGCCCTCTTCTTAAATTCTTTGCTAGATTTATTAACAGTGGCAGCAATCTCCTTGCCCTTAACCCCCATTTGTCTGTTGTCTTTTCTAGTTTCTTTTAGCTTAAGCTGCCTTTTAAGGTAAAGCCTTAAAGAAGTATCTTCTTTGGCTTGTTTAAACTGATTGAAAACGTACAAAGCTTTATCTACATTGGACTCAAATCTGATAGGAACTCCATCAATATTAAGGGGAACCTCCATGATTAAGGGAAGTCCATTCTGAGAAACCTTCCCTCGCATCCTAGTGTCAACATCTTCATCTGGAGCAACAGTAGGAGACAGTCTAGCATTAACATCTTCATCGTAAACACTACGCACATTTATTGTGGAAGCGTTTTCAAACTCCTCTTCGAGAGTATCGCTATCTTCTATGTTCCTGAATTCATTACGATCTAGTTCATTAGATCCACGCAAGAACTGCTTGTCAGTTACTGAAGTAGCAAGTCTGTTTACGTAAGCAATAGTTGCTTCGATAGGATCAGCGTAGTACTGTACATTGTCAGTAGAAACATTATCTATGATCCTGTTCTTTTGAGGATTAGTTCCAATACCCTTGTACTGATCCTTGCCTGAACCCTTGAGCTGTTCCAGGATATATCTCTCCAAGAACTCAGCAGCTTCATCTAAAGAAACTTCTTCTTCTGGATTCTTCCTACGCTTAAGGAATATTTCCATTAAGTTCTCATCAGTCTTAATGCCTAATGACTTAATCAATCCTTCGTAGTTAGTTACAAACCTGGGCAAGTAATCTTCTATCTCTCCTACGCGAACTCCTTCAGCTCTAGCCTCTACAAGTATAGAGTCCAACGCTTGTCTAAACGATTGAAACTCCTGAGTAAGGTTGTACTTCTCCATTAACGGAGCAAGGGCTTCTGCGTTATTAGTCTTGTGCCAACCCTCTTTAATTAGTTTATAATCCTCTGGGTTTTCTTTTTGAATTACTCTTAGCTTTTCAACAAAAGGACTTACTCTATTAGAAAAGTCAGCTTTTCTTTTCCCTTCATCGTAGCTATAATTCTTAAGGATTCTTCCTATGTTTTCATTGATAGAAGAAATCTTTGACTCTATTGGTCTAGCTACGTCATCAAAAACTGACTTAACTTTCTTAAATATTTCGTTGTTCTTTAAGGCTTCTATAGAGTCCTTAGTAACTGGAACAACTTTCTTGGATATAGTCTCAGTAATTTTGCTAACATCTATACCCCGTTCCATTAGCCCATCAATAACCTTAGCAGTAAGAGGTGCATTTTTTACCATGTCCTTAGCTTTCAGGGTTCCCTTAGCTAAGGATTTGCTTATACCAGACACTGCTTTATTAGCATTACTGATAGCTTTAAGTGGAACAGCAGCAGCTTGCCTAGCTACTACACCAGTTTCCCTAGCTATTCTAGGTGCAGAAAATATAGTACTGTAAGCACCACCTCCAATTGCACCAAGAGCAAATGATCTTCCAGTTCCTTCTAGTGTTCTCCTTTCAGGATCGTAACCAAATAAACTGTTAGCAATAATATTTAAACTAGCTTCATCAGCAGCTTCAGTAAAGCCTTCACGAAAAGTAGCAAAGCCTACATCCTTAGCAATATCTCTAAAAGAATCTGTAGTAAGTTTGCCTTCTTCTGCTAATTTAAAAAGCTTTTTGTTTATTTCTTTATTTTTAAGAAATACTTTCTGTATTCCTTTAATACCAATTCTCTCAAGAGCGTAGGTCTTTATGCCGTTAATAGCACCAACAGCTTCAGCAGTATCTTGCTCTTCGGGTGTAGCAGTTGATGGGGTCTTATCTATGCTTCTGTAGTAATCATCTTTGCCAACTGTATATCCTAATGGTATAGTACTACCAGCAAAAACTGTAGCTGCACCTACTGGACCAGCAGCTAAAGTTCCAAGACCTACTCCTGCCAACTGCGTTCCTAATTGACCGATAGCATCTACAGCTTGATAAGCAAAGTCTTCTTGAACACGCAAAGGAATCGGAGCAGTTACTTTTTCTCTAGCTTCTATTCTGGATTCTCTTAATGAATCTGATATTTCTTTTAAATCTGCTTTGTTTTCTAAATCAGCAAGACGATAATTTTCTTCGTACTCTGGTTCCAGTTCTCTAATAACTTGCCTGGGAACAGGCCCAAGACCTACGCCATAAGACTGTGTTGACCCCTGAGATTCAGTAGTTCTTTTTAAAAAATCTACTAAAGACTCTCCCATGGAATATGCCATGTCACTGACATTAGCAATCCGACCACGAATAAGATCGCTAGGAGTCACGGAAATGTCTTCAAAGAGATGGTATCCCACCTCTTCCATTTCTTCCTTGCTAAGATCTTTAGGCGAGTATATTCTTTTTACTTGCCCGTCCCTAGACCTGAATACGTAGTCTGGCATTATTTCTTT